ATACAGGGTTTCGGAGGATTTATAGTTTTGTCAAGATAAGTGTGACAAAACTCTGACAAAACTAAATTAAGTATGACAAAACTAAAATCACATATCAGAGATAACTTAGAGCCAGAATACGTCGATTTGTTAGAATCGGAACTCGTTGTTAAACTAAGCAAACAATTTCCAGGAGCAAGAGTAATATGCCTGCAAAAGATTTAAGAATAAGACAAAGTGTTACTGTAGATAAAACCTTAGAAGAGGATGTCGAAGATATGCCTTTTGAGTACATGGATCCAAATGAGAAGCAACTGACTAAGAGACAACGATTATTAGTCTGGAACGCAGTCAACGATCCTCAATTATCGTTTGCAGAGGCCGCTAAGAAGGCAGGATATAAGAATCCTATTGTTATCGGTAGGTATATGCGTGAAGGTAACAAATATTCGCACGTACGTCGGGAGTATGAACGCTTGATGTCGGAGGCTAAGAAAAAGTTTGAGCTAACGCATGAGAAAGCTGTCGAGGACTTGTATAAGCTACGAGATGACGCTTGGGGTCGGGGTGCATTTAACGCGGCTATACAAGCTCAAGGACTGTTGCTTAAAGTCGGGGGACTTATCGTTGATCGTCGGGAAGTATTGCACGGGAAGATAGATCAGATGAGTCGGGAAGAGGTTGAGCGTAGACTCCAGGACTTACTAGGATCTAAGACAGGTATTACGATAGAAAATAAGTCGGATACTAAGGCCATAGAGAGTAAGTAGTCGGGAGTTATTAGGTTTTCTCCTCAATCGTATAAAACTTTTTCTCTTTACCGAACCAATTACTATCTATAAATGCTTCTGCATTATTAATATCTTCAAACTCATCAGTAAGTAAGTGTGTTCGTTTATAGTCTGTATATCTAATTACATAGTTCATTAGCTTTTCTCCTTAAGTTCATTTCTAGCTTTAGCGGACTCAATTATTCTGTTCCACCTGTTGCCTTTCTTACGTTTGCCAACCAATCCATTAGCTTCTTCGGGGCAACTATCTCGCCATACTTTGTCTAAGTCTTTAAGATTCATTTTTGTCTCCTAGTCTGTTTTTGATTTGTTCGGATATCTCCTCTTCGGCTATTACTTCCTCAAGAGACGATAGTTTAAGTTCGTTTGATTCCTGTACTTTAATCAGTCGGGTTAGATACCACTCAGCTTTCTTTAGATCTTCGAGGCCTCCTTTATCTTTATATCGGGTTACATACTTGATGATATTGCCTTCTAGGTAATCCATAGAATGAGAAACAATATAATCAGTCGTTTCTATTCCTTTGCGGTAATAAGGTGGGTTGATCTTATCGCTCATTGTCGGACTCCTCTATTTCTGTAATATGCTTAGTAGCACATGAATGACAAAACCAACCATATAAATCTATATTTCTATTGTTGTTTTCCCATTGTTCAATAGTTTCTTGCGAACACTCAAGAATATCTCTTATTTCTATAATCATATCTTCGGGTTTATATACTTTTTGACATACGTTACATTGTTCAAGGTCTTCTAATTCAATCATTGTCGGAATCCTGTAATTGCCATTCTCCACACCAACCACAACTATAATCAAATCCTTGTTTGTACCATTTGGTAGGAAGTGCTTGATAGGTTAGTTCACCTGTTTTGTTGCATTTGATACATTTATCCATTGTCGGACTCCTTACTAGAACGATCATAAATAGTAGCAACATTAGACCATTCTCCATTTTCAAGAATATCTTCAAGAACATGCAAGTTATAGTCTATCTGTCCCTTAAGAATATTATCTGTATCGTCATACCTTACATAACACTCAATACCATTGACCTGACACTCGGCTTGGGGGTTATGACTTGTAAGGTCAACCTGAGAAATCAATTTTCTGATGTTGTTAAAAACATCATGATGTAACTCTTCCTCACATTCTATTGTGTAGTATCTTGTAACCTCAGTCGTTTCCCTTACTTTATACTCATATCTTTTATCGTTCATTGTCGGACTCCGTAATATTTTTAATATGCGATTCGTCTATTTCAAATAAGACTCCGCAAAAACTGTTGTATTCCTTAACAAGTTCTCTAACAAATTCTTCTTTGTTATTGGCTTGTCGGACTGGATTAACTGTTCCAAGTTCAATAATACATTCAAATGTTTTCATTAGTTTTTCTCCTTAATTATTAATTTACATTCATATCCCAAGTCTTTGAGCCGAAAGATCTTATCTCCAGTTGCTCTCCAAGATTGGGTTCTGATAGTAGGAACGGGGGAGTAATCCCCCCACTCTTTAACGTATTGGTAGACTTCGTAGGTTTTCATTCTTCAAACTCCTTTGGGTTAAACTCCTCAAAGTCAAAAGAAGAATCTTGGTCTTTGTCCTTTTGTAATTCTTCGTAAGCTTTAGAATGTGCTTGGTATAGATGTTCAGCTTTGACTGAGTAGTAACCTACTTTTTCTTCTCTTACTCTTATATGAAATGTTTTCATTATTTCTCCCACCATTTAGTTACAAACATATCATCCACAAACTTTTGGCATTCTTCTTTGTTGCCAACCGAATGAGAGATTACTGCTTTTCGCATTGTCTCTATTTTGATATTGCCATTAAGGATTTCTTGTAGCCACCCGATAGAACCAGAATGATCGTATTCATCAAAGAATTCTTCTACTGCATCCATATCAAGTTGTATTTTTTTAGTTACTTGTTTAGTCATTATTTCTCCTGATAGCATTTAAAATAAACAACACCACTTAGGTCGCTGTAGGTATTCCATTCTCCTTTTCTTGCGTTCCATAACTCTTCAAGAAACTCATCTTCTAAATCCCATTCTTCGGCAAGTTCTATCTCTTTGAAGTGTACGAGTCTTTGTCTATCAAAGTTTCTAATAACGTAATCATTGGCTACTGTATCTTCTATAGAATATCCGTTGAAGGTATCAACCCATTCCTCTTCGGGTGGGATGTCTCCGTAACCACTACCATGAATAACTAAGAATATTTTATTATCTTTAGCTAATTCGTATTCAGATTTACTTGGGTCGTAATCAAATAGTTCTTCTGTTTTCATTTTGCGTTCTCCTTCATAAATGTTTCAAAAGTCTTTCTAGGAAATTTACTATCTAGGTAGTATTCAGTCTTATCTTCTAGTAAGTCTTTTATGCACTCAATCAACTCTTCTCGTTCCATTTCTGCAAATGGTACTTTGTAATTAAATTGTAATTCTAAAACTCTGATTAGAGCGTATAGACTAGGTTTATTGACAAAATCAATAACCTCTTGAAAGTCTGTAGAAATTAGAACGTGAGGTTCGTCTTTCTCTCGTTCAATATGATGTATGGTGGTTTCATTATCAAAGTAATAAGTAACTGAATACTTACAATCTTCAAACTCTGCATTACCATTGTAATCAATCCATTCAGCTTTCCTTTCCTCTATATCGGGTGAATGAATCCATATCTGATAACCATTGCATGCGAAACTAGGTAACTCATCATTGCCATAAGATACGTTTTCCCAATCGCTAGGAATTGGTAAATCCTTATAATATTCTGTCCACATCATTAGACTTTCTCCCTTAGATTATTAATTTCATCAGTAATGGCTTTCATTTTGGCTACTCCATTTTTAAGAGTATCTTGGAAATGAATCCAATCGGCATCATTATCATTTTCTGTCTTATACTTCTCTCCAATCCTTAAAATAGAATTGGTTAAATTTTGATTATCAAGATAATTCAAATCAAGACCAAATACGCAAACTTGATTTTCGTTTTCAGGGTACTCAAGACTTGGTTCATTATCTCCTTCTATATCATTTATCAACCATTGCAATTCATCAATATTGGTATCGTAGGCAAAGTGCATACAACCTCCACCCGAATGGAATCCGTATAAATTGTAATCATCTAACATGGATTGTTGTTCTTTAGTGATAGACATTAGACTTTCTCCTTATAAGTTAAATCAAAGATAGTCTTTGCAATAGATATCACTTTCTTTGAATTGGTTTTGTTAAGATTATGAACTTGACTGATAGCAAACAGTTTATTTTCATACTCTTTAGTTTTTGGTATGTAAGAGTTAGCATCTAGTTTCTTCTCCATTCCATATAGTTCACTACTTACTGCGAACTGTATATTTGCATCTTGAAACTCTTCTAAGATTTCATCATTAACGATATATATTCTCTGAGCCATTAGTTTTGCTCCTTAATAAAAAATCCGCTTAGTATGTCTTCAACTTGTTCAGATATATCCATAAACTTATTTTGAGCATCTTCGGTATAAACCTCACCTCCGTTTTCGTCTTCTGTCCATACAGAGTCTAAGGCGGAATATTCAAGAACGTGATTAGATAAGGTTAAATATAGTTCTACCCAAGTTTCAGAGGGTATCGTTATTTTGTTAGCCATTAGTTTTGCTCCTGATATAAATACCAACAATCAAAAATCTTGTCGGATAGTTTAGTTAATTGAGAGGTTGGCTTGTATCCTTCGGATAGTAAGGCATTACAAGTAGATTGATGTTCTGAATTATCTTTGTTGATATAAAGTCTAGTCTGTCCTTTTTCAACTGCTATTATTTGAGAGTACATTTTCATTAGTCTTTCTCCAATTCAAGACCTAACTCTCTAGCTTTTGGAATAGAAAGATTATTGGTTATTACCAACTCTGTACCTCCTGAAAGAAGATGTTGGTTTTCTAAAACCTCTACAAAAATGCGTTCATCATCTTCATCTATCCTAACCTCTATATTGTCGCTGATAACTTTAGTCTCAGTTCCTTTAATAATAGTCTTCATTAGTTTTTCTCCGTATTAGTTAAAACAAGTGCCTATCTTAACACTATTTTATTACAAATAGTAAAATAATAGAGAAGTGTATATGTAACTAATAAATTAACAGATATTCTTTTAATAGGGATATGCACGGGTAGAAATAGCATTTTCTCTGTCTCTTCTCTTTTCCTATATAAAATAAATGGTAGTTCTTCAGACTGAACAAAAAAAGGGGGTCGGATGTCGGGTGTCGGGTGTCGTTATTGCTTGTCGGGTGTCGGGGTCGGGTCGGGGCTATAGATGATATAGATAGAAGGTGGAAACTGAGCTATAGATATAAGACTATAGATATAAGGCCATTTCTTAGATCTTTTTACAGCTTGCCAATAGCCAGGAAAAAAATTCCTGGAACTGACAAAGCTAGATCTTTTTTACATTTTGTAAAAGATTCCTGTATAATTACACCTAAGGCCGAACGGGTGTTCGGTTAAAACTTACGGAGAAAAAAATGAGTATATTAAAAAATGAAATAGACCTACAGGATACAAAACCTGTATACCCTAGAACAACGAGAAATTTTTATTATCACGTTGTAGAGGGTAGAGTTCTGCACTTCAGTTATAACACTTTAATTGCTATTGGCGATTTAATCAGCGTTAATAATTGGAGTAATACAACCGCTCGCCATTTATATTGGATTAATCCTAATAAAGATATAAGGGTTGAAGACTTTGACGAACAAGCAAGAGAGATACTAGAAAAGGATAATCTTATATCTACTTACGATCATTTAAGTTCTGTTAGTTCTATTTCTTCTATCTTCTCAATAATGGCGAATGACGAAACAGAAGAACAAGTTAGAAAGACTAACGAACAAAGAAAGAGATTTTACGAAACAGTAAACGGAATATCTTTTCCAGATGATTGGAATAGTCTTTCTGTTAAAGACCAGAAGAAAAGATTAGATATGGTTGATTACGTTGGATTAGAAAAATCTGGCGAGGTTCTAAACAGATAAGAACTCCGTAAGAGTGGAAACCCTCGGGGCAACTCGGGGGTTTTTTTTGTCTATAAAAAGGGACTCTATCGGGTCGGGAAAATCGGGTCTGCGACGCGGTATGCAGAACTGCGTACCCCCTTTAGGTATACTAAGATATAAGATAGGGTTTAGACAATAATATGAATACTTAATCAAACATATCTCAACCACCCTATTTTTTTCTTGTTAAAAACTATCTTTTACCTATATAATTTTTCCAAACAGTTGCAGGTAGATGAGCTTTGTTCACGCTTTCTCCAGAAATGTAATTTT